GAAGGCGCAGGCGGGGGTTTTGGATGGGCTGAGCGGCGTGGCGCGCTTTGGTTTGGTGTCGAGTTTCGATCCTTCGTCCTATGCGGCGCGGGTGTTGATACAGCCGGAGAACGTGTTGAGCGGGTGGTTGCCGATCGTCTCGAGCTGGGTGGGGGCGGGGTGGGGGTTTGCCGCGCCGCTGACGCCGGGGGCGCAGGTGCTGGTGATCGCGCAGGAAGGCGATGCCGAGCAGGGCGTGATCGTGGGGGCTGTGTGGTCGCTGGTGGATACGCCTTTGGCGGCGCCGGCGGGCGAGGCGTGGCTGGTGCATCGGAGCGGCAGTTTTTTGAAGCTGCATAATGATGGGACGATCGCGCTGCAGGCGCCGGTGGTGAATGTCGCGGGTGATCTGGTGGTGAGCGGTAATATTTCGGATCTGGCGGGGGCGCATGGGACGGTGGCTTCGTTGCGGAATGCTTATGATGCGCATGAGCATCCGGTGCCGGCCGGCGGGGTGACGGGAACGACGACGGTGACGGTGTGATGGCTGATCTGGCGCTGCAGTTCGGTGGGGATCTGGCGGTGGGGCCGACCGGTGATCTGGGGTTGAGCGATGGCGTGGGGCTGACGCAGGAGCGGGTGCTGCGGCGGCTGCTGACGAATGCCGGGGATTATATCTGGCAGCTGGGGTATGGCGCGGGGCTGGCGCAGTTCGTCGGGCAGCCGGGGGCGCCGGCGGCGATCGCCGGGGTGGCGCGCACGCAGCTGTTGCAGGAGGCGGCGGTGGCGAGCACGCCGAGCCCGGTGATCAGCGTGCAGGATGGCGGCGACGGGACGTTCGTTCTGTCGCTGAGCTATGCCGATGCGCCGAGCGGATCGACGTCTGTTCTTTCATTTTCGCTGTAGGTTGTCATGAATCTGTCGTTGCAGAATTTCTCGACGCTGGTCGAGAACATGGCGGCGTCCGTGCAGGGGGCGGCGCAGAGTTTGCTGGATTTGACCGTCGGGTCTGTGTTGCGGGCGATTCTGGAGGCGAATGCGTCGCTGGCGCTGTGGCTGCAGTGGTTGATCGTGCAGGTGCTGGCGACGACGCGGCTGGCGACGAGCAGCGGGGCGGATTGCGATAGTTTCGGGGCCGATTTCGGGTTTGCGCGGTTGCCGGCGGTGGCGGCGACGGGGTTTGTGACGTTTTCTCGGTTTTCGCCGAGTGTTGCGGCCGTCGTGCCGGAGGGCAGCGATGTGGCGACCGCGGCGAATGGTCAGGTTTATACGGTGGTGGCCGATCCGAGCAATGCCGCGTTCAATGTGTCGCTTGGCGGTTATGTGCTGGCGGCGGGTGTGGCGAGCGTGACGGTGCCGGTGGTGGCGACGGTGGCGGGGGCGGCGGGGAATGTGCAGCCGGGGGCGATCAGCCTGATCACCTCGGCGATCGCCGGCGTGGATAGTGTGACGAACGCGCTGGTGCTGGCCGGCGGCGCGGATGCGGAGAGCGATGCGGCGTTTCGGGCGCGGTTCGGAAATTATCTGGCGAGCCTGGCGCGGGCGACGACTCTGGCGGTGGGCGCTGCGGTCGCGGCGATCCAGCAGGGGCTGAGCTATGTGATCAGCGAGAATGTCGACCAGGCCGGTGGCGTGCAGATGGGGCATTTCGTGGTGACGGTGGATGATGGGTCGGGCAGCCCGCCGGCAAGTCTGCTGAGCACCGTGCAGCAGGCGGTGGAGGCGGTGCGGCCGGTGGGGACGAGTTTCGCGGTGCAGGGGCCGGTGGTGACGGCCGCGAATATTTCGGTGAGCCTGGTGACGGCGGCCGGGGCGTCGCACGCGGCGGCGGTGGCGGCGGTGGCGGCGGCGATCGAGAGCTATATTGCGAGCCTCTCGGTGGGGGCGGCGCTGAGCTATACGCGGCTGGCGCAGATCGCCTATGGCGCTTCGAGCACCGTGACGAATGTGTCCGGCCTGTTGTTGAACGGGGGTACAGAAGATCTGACGCCCGGTTTGTTCGGCGCGGTGCGTGCCGGCACGGTCGCGGTGTCCTGATGACCGGCGATGTGGCGGATATGCTGGCGCGGCTGAAGGTGGTGCTGCCGGCGCGATGGTTCGGCGATGTCACGCCGGTTCTGGATGGGTTGCTGACCGGGCTCGCCAGTGCCTGGAGCGGTTTGTATCGGTTGCTGGGGCAGGTGAGCGCGCAGGCGCGGATGGCGACGGCGAGCGGGATTTTTCTGGATATCGCTTCGGCGGATTATCTGGGCGGGCGGTTGCCGCGGCGGGCGGGTGAGGCGGATGCGGCGTTTCGCGCGCGGCTGCTGGGGAATTTGATTACGCAGGGTGCCACGCGGGCGGGGCTGAGTGCGGCGCTGGTGGGATTGACGCAGCGCGCGCCGCGGATTTTCGAGCCGCTGAATGCCGCCGATACCGGCGGGTATAATGTCAACCTCGGCTATAATTGCCAGGGCGGTTATGGCAGCCGCAATCTGCCTTATCAGTTTTTTGTGACGGCGTATCGGCCGAATGATACGCCGATCAGCAATGCCGGTGGCTATGCGGTCGGGCCTGGCGGTTATGGTGTCGCGCCGATGTTTTATGCCGATGCGGCGGCGCTGGCGGGGTCTGTAGGCGATGCTGAGATCTATGCCGCGGCGGCCGCGGTGCTGCCGACGGCGAGCATCGCCTGGATGAACATCTCCAACTGAGGATCGTTTATGGATCGTAATATTGTCTATCCCGGGAGCATCCCGCTGGATACGGATATACTGTACCCGAACCGCAACGCGATGGTGGGGATCGCGGCACTCTCCGCCGCGGTGCTGGGGCAGGGTCCGGTTGCGGATGGGTTGGCGTGCACGCCGACAGCGCCGGCGTCGCTGACGGTGGTGGTGGGGCCCGGCAGCATCACGCAGCTGACCAGCGTGGATGCGACGGCGTATGGCTCGCTCGGCGCCGATGTGACGGACCAGATCGTCAAGACCGGGATCAATCTGCAGGCGACGAGTTTCGCGCTGACGGCGCCGGCGAGTTCGGGACAGTCGATCGATTATCTGATCGAGGCGACGTTCGGCGAGAGCGATACCGATGCGGTGGTGCTGCCTTATGTAAACGCGGCGAATACCAGCCAGCCCTATTCGGGGCCGAACAATTCGGGGACGGCGCAGAACACGCAGCGGATCCAGCGGGTGCAGCTGCAGCTCAAGCCCGGCGCGGCGGCGGCGGCGGGGACGCAGAGCACGCCGGCGGTGGATACAGGCTGGGTCGGGCTTTACGTGATCACCGTGAATTATGGGCAGTCGGCGGTGACGGCGGCGAGCATCGCGCCGGCCGCGGGGGCGCCGTTCATTGCTTATAAGTTGCCGGCGCTGCGGCCGGGATTCTCGACGATGCAGGTGTTTGCGCAGTCCGGGACGTTCAGCGTGCCGAACGGCGTGACGATGGCGCGGGTGACGGTGATCGGCGGCGGCGGGTCTGGCGGTTATCACAGCACGATGCCGAGCGGCGGCGGGGGTGCCGGCGGGCGGGCCGAGGGGATCGTGAGCGGCCTGAGCGCCGGGCAGGCGGTGGCCGTGACCGTGGGGGCGGGCGGTGCGGCGCCGGGCGGGCCAGGGAATGGCACGAGCGGCGGGGCGTCGAGTTTCGGTTCGTTCATGATCGCGAATGGCGGCGTTGGCGGGATTGGCGGGACGGCGACGATTTTTGCCAATGCCGGGGGCGGTGGCGGGGCGGCCTATAACGGGCAGGTGAATTTCGGGGGCGGCGACGGCGGCGATGGGATCGTCGTCGCCTGCCGCGGTGGTGATGGCGGCGGGCCCTGCAACGGGCGGGGGGCGAGCGGCCCTGAGGCGGGGACGCCGGCGCAGGGCTATGGCGGCGGCGGCGGCGGTGGCGGCTGTAGCACCGGCGCCAATCCGGTGGGGTATCCCGGCGGCGCCGGCGGCGCCGGTGTCGTGATCGTCGAATATTGAGGGGGTGGCAGCGATGACCACAGTAACGACGCATTTGTGGCGTCCGTCGGCGGCGCGTTATTTGCAGATCGACGGGTTCGTTCCAGTGCCGCGCGGGCCGCTCGTGCCGCCGGCCGCACCGCTGGTGTGGCCGGTGAAGGATCCGGGCGATACGCTGGATTATGTGTTCGACATCGCGCCGGCGCTGACGGCGAATCCGGGTGATACGATCAGCACGATCGATGTCGCGATCAGCCCGGATGCGGTGGGTGATCTGTCGCTGATGTCGGCGGCGGCGGATGGCACGCGCGCGGTGCTGTGGCTGAGCGGCGGCCAGGCGCTGACGACCTATGTCGTGACGCTGACGATTGCGACCGCCGGCGGGCGGACGCTGGCGCGCAGCATCGCGCTGCCGGTGGCGGCGCTGGCGACGGTGGTGGCGGCGCCGAGTGCGCTGACGACGCAGAGCGGGCAGCCGCTGACCGATCCGACCGGCACGCCGCTGACAATTCTTTGAGGTGATGCGATGACGACGATCGGGCAATTGCCGCCGGCGGCTTCGGTGTCAGACACCGATGAGCTCGCGATTTTTCAGAACGGGCAGACTCTGGCGGCGAGCCGGGCGCAGCTGCTGGCCGGGGTGCAGAGGTCGCTGACGCTGCCGCAGAATACGCTGCTGGCCGGGGTCGGGCCGGGGACGGCCGCACCCGTGCCGGTCAGCATCGGGGCGAATTTGTCGCTCTCCGGCGATACGTTATCCGCGATGGCGTCGCCGTTCGTGATCGCCGGGTTGCCGGGCGGGAGCACGCCGGGGGCGGGCGATATCGTGCCGATCGGGCAGGCGGGGGCGAATGTCGGCGTGAGCTATGCCAATTTTCTGGCGGGGCTGGGCAATGTGGCGGGCGTGCCGGGCGGCGCGCTGACCGCGACGGCGAGCGGGGCGACGACGGCGCGGACGCTGGATGCGATTGCGGCGAATGCGGTGTCGATCGAGGATTTCGGCGCCAAGGGCGATGGCGTGACGGATGATAGCGCCGCACTGCTGGCGGCGGTGGCGAGCGGGGCGCCGGTGCGGCTGGGGGCGAAGACCTATGCCATCGCCGGGGAATGCGATGTGTCGGGCAGCGCCTGCACGCTGCTGGGCGTGGCGGGGCTGACGATATTGAAGCGCTCCGCGCAGTCGAAGCTGGGGACGTCGGGCGCGCCGGCGTGGCTGAGTTTTTCGGCGGCGTCGCTGGTGCTGGACGGCGTGATCTTCGATGCGAACAGCACGATCACGCAGACGACCTATGGGGTCGTGGTGCAGGCGAGCTGCACGAAGTCGCTGGTGACGAATTGCGTGTTCCGCAACGCGCAGGGCGCCGGCGCGGGCTCGGGCCTCGCGTATTTTTCGAGCGATCCGACGGTGACACAGCACCGGATCGATCATTGCGAATTCACCGGCAATGTGGTGCATGGATTCTATGCCGTGGCGCTCGATGCGCTGAGCATCACCAATTGCAGCAGCCATGACAACGGCGTCGATGGGATTTTCATCGACAGCCAGGATCCGACGTTCACGCTGAAGATCAGGCAGCTGCATATCGTCGGCAACACCTGCTGGAACAATAATGTCGGCATTCTGGTCGGCAATTTCGTTGCCAATAATGTGGATGTGCAGCCGTTTCTGTATGGGAACGCCAATCCGGACGTGCTGGCGGCGCTGATTTTGGGGAATAATTGTTTCAGCAACAAGGGCTATGGGATTTTCATCTCCGGCCGTAACATCCTGGTGGCGGCCAATCTGTGTACGAATAACAGTTCGCTGGCGCAGGGTGGGGCGGGGATTCTGTGCGATACCGGCTATTGCAAGGTGACGGGCAATATGATCACCGGGGCCTCGGCGTTCGGGATCGATTGCGGCGGGTCGATCAATACGGAGGTCGATAACAACTATATCAACGGCGCGCTGATCGGGTTGAACATCGGTGGCGGGCAGTATTGCACGGCGCGGGCGAATTTCATCCAGGATTGCACCGGCAGCAGCATCGCCGTGCAGAATGTGGAGTCGAACGGGGCGGGGGATAATTTCAATCTCGCCTGCACCGGGCTTTCGATCATCGGGAATTGGATCAATTATGGCGGCAATGCCGTGGGGATACTCGTGCGCGATAACGCGCAGAATATTCTGATCGAGGGCAATATCGTGGTCGGCGGGGCCGGGGCGAATCTGACCAATGCGCTGTCCGCCTATACCGGTTCGGCCACGATTCGCGGGAATCTGTTGAATTATACGTCGCGCGCCGCGGTCAATCCGGTGCTGGTCAATGGTGTGTATACGCTGACCTATCCCGATCTGGCGGATGCGGTGAGCATCTCGCAGGCGAGCGCGCCGGTGGCGAGCATGGTGAGCGGGCAGGCCGCACTGGCGGCGGGGACGATCACCTATTGCACCCTGGTCGATGCCGGGATCGGCTATACGACCGCGACGGTGAGTTTTTCGGGGACCGGGACCGGGGCGGCGGCGACGGCGTTCATCTCGAACGGGAAGATCCTCGGCATACAGATGAGCAGTTTCGGCAGCGGCTATGGCGCCGGCACGACCGTGACGATCACCGGCGACGGGGGCGGGGCGGCGGCGACGGCGCAGGTGGGATTGCCGCCGCTGCCGGGGCGGTCGTTGAGCGTGGATTGCCTGGTGGCGACGGTGTTTGCCGATGCCGGGGCATCGCCGGCGCAGAGTAACTGGACCGGCGCGCCGATCACCGTGCCGGCGGGGGCGACCGTTGATTGGATCGGCTATAATGGCGGTTGGCGGGCGGCGCGGTTTTCGCAGAGCGATTACGTGTCGCCGAACGGGGATGGCAGCCTGACGCTGCGGACGCGGTCCGGCAATCTGTCGCTGCATCCGGCGGGGACGGGGACGGTGTCTATCCTTTCCGATACCGAATCGACCGGGGCGGCGGAGCTGATCGGCCGCGGCTCGCCGTTGAATACGGTGAGCGCGCCGGCGGGCTCGACGTTTCGGAATCTTAACGGTGGCGCCGGGAGCACGTTCTGGGTGAACCAGGTCACCGGCTCCGGCCACTGGGTCGCGGTCGCCTGAGCGCGGCGGCGCTCTGCTTCACATTCGCCTCGGGGATATTCTGCTCATGACGACGATTTCGCAATTGCCGGCCGCCGCGTCGGTGGGGGCGGGCGACCTGCTGCCGCTGTCGCAGGCGGGCACGCTCTATGCGGTGACGGTGGCGCAGCTGACGGCGTCGTCGCAGGCGGTGATCAGCGTGCCGACGGGGACGTTGCTGGGGCGGGTGAGCACCGGGGCGGGCGGGCCGGAGAGTGTGGCGGTCGGCACCGGGCTGGAGATCTCCGCCGGCGCGTTGGCGGCGACCGGGGCGGATCATGCCGGGTTTCCGGTGCAGAGCGCGATGTCGCTGTCGGATGACATCGTGATCAGCAGCGCCGGCGCGCCGGGGCTGCTGCCGGCGAGCGCGCTGCGCGGGTTGTTTTCGGCCGGGCCGGGTGTGGCGATCGACGCGAACGGCGTCGTCAGCGTGACGGTCTCTTCGATCGCCGGGCCGGCGGGGCCCGTGGGGCCGGCGGGGCCGGCCGGGCCGGCGGGGGCGAGCGGTCCTGCCGGCGCGGCGGGGGCGGGGCTGTCCGGCCCGGCCGCGGGGAATAGTGCGAGCACCGTCGGGGCCTCGGATTACGTGGCGCTCTGGCAGAACGGGGCGCTCGCCTGGATGCCCTATGGGCAGTTTCTGGGCGGGCAGACGATCGACCAGCTGGCGGCCGCGGGGCCGGTTTCAGATTCCGATGAATTGCTGGTGGCGCAGGGTGGTAACGCGCTGAGCTCGCAGAGTTTTGGCGCGCTGTGGACCTATGTCGAGACGAAACTGCCGACCGTGCAGCAGGGGGTCGTGGAGCTGACCGGCGATACGGTGCTGGATTCGACGCAGCATAACGACCGGATCCTGGTGGCGAGCCAGCCGCTGACTCTGACGGCGAATTTCAGCAATACCGGGGCGGGGTTTGCCTGCACGCTGATCAATCTGGCGTCGGGCGTGGTCACATTCGGCACCGGCATCAGCTCGGGCTCCGGCGGGACGAGCTTGCCGCCGGGGGCGGCGACGTCGCTGGTCGGGCTCAGCTATTCCGGCGGGTCGCTGATCTGGTGGAGCGGCATCGTGCCGAACGCGCCGACGCTGACGGTCGGCACGATCGTGGCGCCGGCGCCGGAGACGCCGTTCGCCGTGGTCGGCGGGGTGTTCAACGATGCGCCGACGGCGCTGGATTATTCGACCGATGGCGGCAGCAGCTGGCTGCCGGCGGCGAGCCCGGTGATCACTGCGAATGCCTATAGTTTCACGATCGGCGGCCTGGCGCCCGGGAGCTATGCCGTGCGGGTGCGCGATCATGGGAATATCGCGGTGATTGGCGTGTCCAACAGCTTTACCATCGCGCAGCCGAGCATCGGGTTGAACGCGGTACCGGCGACGGTGGCGCTGGGCTCTGTGCTGTCGCTCTCCGGCAGTGTGGCGCCGGGGAATGTGGCGGTGCAGGTCGGGCTGTCGACGAGTGCCACGGTGGCGCCGGGCGGCTGGGTGAACGCGGTGGTGGCGGATGGCGCGTGGACGGCGTCGCTCTCTCCGGCCGCGGCTGGGACCTATTACGTCTGGGCCGAGCAGACGGCGAGCCCGTCGGTGGCGGCGATCTCGAGCGCGGTGTCGGTGGTGGCGGCGTCGATCACGGTGAGTGTGCCGGCGACCGGGACGGCGGGGAGCGCCCTGAGCGTGTCGGGCACCGTGAGCCCGGCCGGCGATGCGGTGAACGTGCAGCTGGCGACGCAGAATCTGACGGTGCCGACGACGGGGTGGACGCAGGCGACGAATGTGGCGGGGGCGTTCACGGCCAGCCTGACGCCGGCGCAGGGGGGGACCTATTATGCCTGGGCGCAGGATGCGGCGAGCGGGATCGCGTCGGTGTCGGCGGCGATCGTGGTCTCCGCCGCGGCGACTTTGTCCTATGGGATCAATAATCCGGGCGGGACGTTCGTGCACGGGACGGGGACGGTGGGGCTGAACGGCGCCGTCAATCCGCCGCAGGTGGTGGCGACGCAGGTGGCGCTCTCGACCTCGAACACGGTCGCGCCGACATCGGGGTGGACGGCGGCGAGCCTGATCTACGGCAACGCGATATGGGCGGTTTATTGTCCGACGCCGGCGACGCCGGGGAGCTATTATGTCTGGGTCGAGACGGCGGCCGGGACGAGTGTGGCGGTCAGCAGCTTTACGATCACGGTGACCTGACGTGGCGCTGCTGTTCGATGCGTCGGGTGCGCCGCTGCTGACGGCGGCGGGCAAGCGGGCGCTGGTCGCCGCATTGCCGGCGGGGAGCACGGTGGCGGCGGGGGTGTTTACCGGGCCCTATCCGTCGGCGATTGCCGGCCTGTCCGGCTGGTGGGATGCCGGGGTGCTGAGCGGGCTGTTGGATGCGAATGGCGCGCCCGTGACCGCGAGCGGCGCGGTCGTGGGGTCGCTGCTGGACAAGTCCGGGGCCGGGCGGGCGCTGCTGCCTTATCATGTGAGTTTTGACACCGCACCCGTGGCGACGATCGCGGCGCCGCGGGTGAACGGGTATCTGGGGGCGGTGGGGGCGCCGGACGGGGCGATCGTGTCCTATGGGCCGAGCCTCGATCCGGATGGGGGATTGTCGCATCCGGGTTTCGAGTTCGGTTCGGGGGTCGCCTGGACGCGCTATCTGGTCTGGACGCGGCCGAACTGGCGGCAGGGGACCTATTACGGGGATGCCCAGCCGATACCGCTGATCCATGCGACGGCCGGCGGCGTGACGATCCTGCAGGCCGATAGCAGCGAGGGGTCGAACCTGACGCTGTTTCCGAGCGCGGTGCAGCCGGTGGTGCTGACGGCGGCGCTGGCGCGGCGGCATAGCCATGCGGTGATCCTACGTCATACGCCCGGTGTGGGCGTGGATGTCTGGCTGGATGGGGTGCAGGTGGCGGCCGGGGTCGCCAATCCGTTGCCGGCGAGTGCGAATGCGCAGGTGCTGTTTCTGCATGACGGGTCGCTGCAGGGATCGGCGCAATGCTGGTTTCATGAGGCGGCAACCTGGGAGCGGGCGCTGACGGCGGCCGAGGTCGGTACGCTGGTGGCGGCCAGTGGAAGGTGGGTGCTGGGGGCGCGGCGCGGCGTCAATCTGCTGGTGATGGGGCAGTCGAATGCGGCCTGGTTCGTCAATTCTGGCGGGCCGCTGGCGCTGGCGCAGGGGGTGGCGTGGTATCTGGGGGCGGCTGCCTATGGCATCTGCGCGGTGCAGGCGGATACGTATTTGTCGCCGAACCGCTATTCGATCATTTCCGGTCATCCGATTTCCAACTCCTCGCCGCCTTTGTTTCCGCCGGGGGCGTCGGGAGGCACGTTTTTGACGAACCCCGGGGATGGATCCGATCCGTCCGGTTGGGCGGGCGGGCCGGATTTCGCGGCGCTGAGCGCCTATCTGAGCGGCAGTGCGGCCGTGGTCTCGGCCGCCGATGAGGGCGATATCGCGTTTCTGATCTGGCCTTGGTCGGAGCAGGACAGCACGATGCCCTATGCGAACAAGGCGCTGTATAAGGCCAGCGTGCTGCGGCTTTTGTCGCTGACGCGGGGGCTGCTGGGGCGGACGGCCGCCAGCCTGCCGCTGCTGGCGTGGAATGCGATCCCGTACGAGACCAATGACGGCGTGCAGATGGTGCGGGAATCGATCGCCGATCTGGCCTCGGTGAGCGCCAACAACATCGTGGTGTTTGCGGCGCAGACGGCGGATTCGAATGCGCTGAATGCGGCTTATGATCCGAACACCGGGCTGTCCTCAGGCGGCGATCCGGAGCATCGCGACCAGCCCGATCTGTTGCGCTATGGGCGGCTGGGCGCGCATGCGGCGGCGCGGGCGGCGATCGCGATGGGGCTGTCGGACAGTCTGCCGGCGGGCCAGGTGCCGGCGAGCGGGCTGCCGGTGGCGAACGGGCCGCGGATTTCGCATGTGTATCGCGCCTCCGACACCAGCCTGATCCTGACGATCGTGCACGATGCGGGCAATGATCTCGTCGTCGGGCTGCAGGCGCTGGCCGGGGCGGGGTTCGCGGTGATGGATGGCGGCAGTGTCGCGGCACCGGGCGTGATCATTGCGGCGAGCGCGGCGGCGCGGGTCGATGCCACGCATGTGTCCGTGACCCTGGCGTCGGCGATCACCAATCCTTCTGCCGATGTGCTGTTTTTCTATCCCTATGGCAGCACGCAGATCGGCCGCGGCGATGCGGTGACGGACAATGCCGGGAGCCTGGCGGCACCGGTGAACTGGAATATCGGCGGCGATCTGGGTGCTGCCTGGCGCCTGAACTGGCCGCTGCAGGCGACGACCTATCCGATCGTGCTCGCCGATACGCCGGCGTGAAGGGATGACCATGGGCAGCGACGAGGTGGCGGTGTTGCAGGCCGATATGGCGGCGTTGCGCGCCGATATGATCGGCATGCGCCAGGAGCTGGGGATGTTGCAGAGCGAAGCGGACACGCTCGAGGCCTGGCGCGTGCGGTATCTGTCGCAGGAGGACCAGGTGATAGCCAAGCTGTTCTCCAAGATCGACGAGCTGGTGACGGCGGTGAGCGATGTGCGCGCCGATCTGTCGCGGATCAGGGGAGAGCGGGAGGCGGAGCGGCGCAACAGCCTGGCGCTGGTGAGCGTGCTGTCGGCGGCCTGCGGCGGGCTCGCGGGGAAGTTGTTTCATGGATAAGTTCGCGCGCTGTCTGGCGTTCAGCCTGCAGGCAGAGGGCGGGTATAGTGCGGATGCGGCCGATCCGGGGAATTGGACGGGGGGCGCGGTCGGCCAGGGGGCGCTGCGGGGCACGAAATACGGGATCAGCGCGGCGGCCTATCCGACGCTGGATATCGCGGGGCTGACGGCGGCGGCGGCGGCGGAGATCTATCGCCGGGATTATTGGACGGGCTTGCAGGGCGATGCGTTGCCCTTGCCGATCGCGATGGTGGCGTTCGATGCGGCGGTGAATGCGGGGCGGCGACGGGCCGTGATATGGCTGCAGCAGGCGGCGGGGTTGGCGGCGGATGGGGCGCTGGGGCCGGCCAGCCTGCAGGCGCTGCTGGCCGGCGATGCGCTGGCGCTGGCGCGCGAGGCGCTGGCGCGGCGGGTGGATTATTATGCGCGGTTGCCGAGCTGGGCGAATTTCGGACTGGGCTGGTCCCGGCGGCTGGTGGCGCTGGCGGGGGCGATTGTGGGCTGACGAGCGTATGTTGTCGAGGCGACCACGGCTGACGGGCAAGCGCGGGGATTGTCGCGTTCCCGATGTGGCTGCCGGGTCACGGGCATGATAGCTTTGCGGCATGGCAAGTCTCACCCACGCGCACGATCACGACGATCACGACCATGATCATCCGCATGGCCACCACCATCATGCGCCGCCGGCGGCGATGAACGGCGCGTTCATGGCCGGTATCGTGATCAATCTCGCCTATATGGTCATCGAGATCGCCGCCGGGTTGTTCGCGCATTCGATCGCGCTGCTGGCGGATGCGGCGCATAATGCGTCGGATGTGGCGGGCTTGCTGGCCGCCTATATTGCCGGCCGGCTGGCGATGTCGGCGGCGAGTGCGACCTTTACCTATGGCAAGCGGCGCGCCTCGATCCTTTCGGCCCTGGGCAATGCGGTGGCGCTGCTGATCGTCACCGGCGGGATCGCCTGGGAGGCGGTGCTGCGGCTGTTCCATACGCCGGAGGTGGCGGGCGGGGTGGTGATGCTGATCGCCGCCGGCGGCATCGTCGTCAATGGTGGCTCGGCGCTGCTGTTCCTGCGCGGGCAGGGGGATCTGAATGTGCGCGGGGCGTTTCTGCATCTGGCCGGTGATGCCGCGCTGGCGGCCGCGACGGTGGTGGCCGGCGGGCTGATTTTGCTGACCCATATCAATGTGATCGACCCGCTCATCAGCCTGGCGGTGTCGGGCTATATGATCTGGGCGACCTGGTCGCTGCTGCGCCAGGCGGTGGGGTATGCGATGGATGCGGTGCCGCCGGGGCTGGATACCGACAAGATCGAGGCGTGCCTGGTGGCGCTGCCCGGCGTGATTTCCCTGCATGATCTGCATGTGTGGCCGGTCTCCACCACCGACACGGCGCTGACCGCGCATCTGATCCGGGCGGAGGCGGCCGATGATGCCGGGCTGCTGGCGGCGGCGTGCCGGGAGCTCGACGAGCGCTTCGGCATCCGCCACGCGACGCTGCAGCTCGAGACCGAAGGCACCGCCTGCGTCTGCGTGTTCGTCTAGACGCGCCGCGGCACCAGGCGCTCCGGCCCGATCTCGCCGGGGGCGATGCGCTCGGCGCCGGCCGAACCAGCCTCATGATACTGCGCGTCCTCGTTGACGCGCCAGACATCGTATTTCAGGTGACCCGCCAGGATGTTTTTGACGGTGAGCATCGCCGTCATCATCGCGTGATCCTGGTTGTTGTATTTATGCATGCCGTTGCGGCCGACCAGGTGCAGGTTCGGGTAGTGCGCGGCAAGCGCGGCGCGGATGTCGTTCACCCGGTCCTGATAGTCGGCGTCATAGACCGGATAGGCTTTCGGCTGCCGCACGACGGTGCCGTCGATGATGTCGGCGGGTTCGGCCAGGCCAAGCTGGACGAGCTCTGCGCCGGCCTGTGCGATCAGCGCGGCGTCGGTGGCGGTCCACAGGCCGTCGCCCTCGAAACAAAAATATTCGAGGCCGTAGCAGTTGAGTTTCGCGTCCGGCACCATCTCCGGCGACCAGGATTTGAAATTCTGGATGCGCCCGACCTTCACGTCCGGGTCGTGGATGTAGATCCAGTTATCGTCGAACAGCTGCCGGTCGCGCAGGATCAGCGCCACCACCAGAAAATCGCGATAGCGCAGCCCGGCGGCGGCGGCGGCGGCGCGCGGCGGCAAGGCGGGCGTGAGCGCGGTGGCCAGGCGGTGCATCGGCATGGTCGAGATCACGTGCGCCGCCTCCAGGACCAGGGGCGCGCCCTCCGCGCGCCTCGCGCTGACGCGGTAGATGCCGTGTTCATAGGTGATCGCGGTGGCTTCATGGCCCATCAGAATGCGGCCGCCGCCGGCGATGATTTTGGCCGCCGCCGCTTCCCACAACATCCCCGGCCCGCGGCGCGGATACCGGAAACTGTCGACCAGCGTCTTGATGATTTCGCCGCGCGGCTTGCCGGCTTTTCGTTGCGGCACCAGGGCGTGATAGATCGCCTTCGAGAGCGATAATCCCTTGATCCGCTGGGCCGCCCAGTCGGCCGAGATCTCGGTGCATTTCATGCCCCAGACTTTTTCGGTGTAGGTGCGGAAAAAAATCTCGAACAGCCGCCGGCCGAACCTGTCGGTCACCCATTCCTGGAAATTTTTCGGATTCTTGATCCGGACCAGCCGCGCGCGGCCGTAGGAGGCGACACAGCGCGCCGCCTCGACGATGCCGAGCTTGGTCAGCGCGTCCCAGGCGCGCAGCGGATAATCGAACAGCTTGCCGCGATAGAAAATGCGCGATTTGCGCGGGCGGTCGAGAAAATCGTCGCCGAGCAGCTCGGTCCAGAGCGTCTCCACCTCCTCGCTCTTCGAGAAGAACCGGTGGCCGCCGATGTCGAACGCGAACCCTTTATAGGTCGCGGTGCGCGAGATGCCGCCGACATAGGCCGGATCGGTCTCCAGGACCGTCACGGCGATGCCGGCTTTCATCAGCAGATAGGCGGCGGTCAGGCCGGCCGGCCCGGCGCCGATACAGACGACATGGGCGGGCCGGTCGCTCACGCCGCGAGCGCGCCGCGCACGGCGTCGAGCGCGGCCTGCCAGCGCCGCCCTTCAGGCCCGCCGGCCTGGGCGAGCGTCTTGCTGCCGCCGCCGCCGGCGCCGCCGACGGCATCGGCGGCGAGCCGCACCAGTGCCACCGCGCTGTGCGCCGCCGTGAGATCCTCGGAGACCGCGGTGATGATGCTGGCCTTGCCGTCGGCGGTGGCGACCAGGGTGACGACCCCGCGCCCGAGATTTTTCAGCACCGCCTCGGCGATCGGCTTGAGCTCGCGCGCCGCGATGTCGCCGACATGGCGGCCCACGAAGGGCACGCCGCCGATCTCCTCCGCGCTGCCGGCGGCGTCCGCCAGGGTGAGTTTTTTCTGCAGCTCGGCGACCTGGCGCTCCAGCCGTTTGCGCTCGTCCTGCAGCGTGGCGATGCGCGCGGCCAGCTCCGTCGGCGGGGTTTTGGCGGTGGCGGCGGCCTCTTCCAGCAGCAGGGCGGTGCGTTCCAGGGCGGCGATGGCGGCCGCACCGGTCACGGCCTCGATCCGGCGCACGCCGGCGGAGACCGCGCCCTCCGAGATTATGTGCAGCATGCCGATATCGCCGGTGCGCGCGACATGGGTGCCGCCGCAGAGCTCGATCGAATAGGCGGCTTTGCCGTCATCGCCGGCGCCCATCGCGACGACGCGCACTTCGTCCCCGTATTTCTCGCCGAACAGCGCCATCGCGCCGAGTTTGACCGCCTCGTCCGGCGTCATCAGCCGGGTGGTGACTTCGGTGTTTTCGCGGATGCGGGCGTTGACCTCGCGCTCGACCGCGCGCAGCTCCTCCGGCGTCACGGGGCGCGGTTGCGAGATGTCGAAGCGCAGCCGGTCGGGCGCGTTGAGAGAGCCTTTCTGCGCGACATGGGGGCCGAGCGCGCGGCGCAGCGCCTCGTGCAGCAGATGGGTCGCCGAGTGGTGCGCGCGGATGTCGCGCCGGCGCGCGTGGTCGACCTCCGCCAGGACCGCGGCGCCGACGCGGGCCGTGCCGGCCTCCACCGTGCCGAGATGGACGAACAGGTCGCCGAGCTTCTTTTGGGTGTCGGTGATGCGGATGCGCAGGCCGTCGGCGCCCGTTAGGATGCCGGTGTCCCCGACCTGGCCGCCGCTCTCGGCGTAGAACGGGGTCTGGTTCAGCAGCACGGCGACCGCGGTGCCCGGGCCGCCTTCGGTCACGGGGGCGCCGTCGACGATGAGGGCGCGGATGCTGGCCTCTGTCGTCTCCGTCGCGTAGCCGAGAAATTCCGTGCCGCCCGCCTGTTCCTTCAGCTCGAACCAGACCGTCTCGGTCGCGGCCTCGCCGGAGCCGGCCCAGGCGGCGCGCGCGCGGGTGCGCTGCTCCGCCATCGCTTCGTTGAAGCCGTCCAGATCGACCGATTTGCCCTCCTCGCGCAGCGCGTCCTGCGTGAGGTCGAGCGGGAAGCCGAACGTGTCGTAGAGCTTGAAGGCGACGGCGCCGGGCAGGGCGGCGCCGGGGGCGAGCGCGCGGGCTTCTTCGTTGAGCAGGCTGAGGCCGCGATCCAGCATGGCGCGGAAGCGGTTTTCCTCGAGCCGCAAGGTTTCGGTGATCAGCGGCTCGGCCGCGGTGAGTTCGGGGAAGGCCTGGCCCATCTGGCGCGTGAGCGCGGGGACGAGGCGGTACATCAGCGGCTCGCGCGCGCCCATCAGATGCGCGTGGCGCATGGCGCGGCGCATGATCCGGCGCAGCACGTAGCCGCGGCCCTCGTTGCTCGGCAGCACGCCGTCCGCCATCAGGAAGGACGTGCTGCGCAGATGGTCGGCGACCACCCGGTGGCTGGTCTTGAAGGGGCCGTCCGGCGCCTGGCCGGTGGCCTCCGCGGAGGCCAGGATCAGCGCGCGCAGCGTGTCGGTGTCGTAATTATCGTGCTTGCCTTGCAGGATCGCGGCGAAGCGCTCGAGGCCCATGCCGGTGTCGATCGAGGGGCGGGGCAGGGGCGTGCGCGTGCCGGGCGGGCCCTCCTCGTACTGCATGAAGACCAGGTTCCAGATTTCGATGAACCGGTCGCCATCCTCCTCCGGGCTGCCGGGCGGGCCGCCGGCGATGGAGGGGCCGTGGTCGTAGAAAATCTCCGAACACGGGCCGCACGGGCCGGTATCGCCCATCTTCCAGAAATTATCGTCGGTCTTGATCCGGATGATTTTCTCGTCAGTCAGCCCGGCGATCTTGCGCCACAGGGCGGCCGCCTCGTCGTCGGTGTGATAGACCGTGACCAGCAGCTTTTCAGTCGGCAGGCCAAAATCCTTCGTCAACAGCGTCCAGGCGTGGATGATCGCCTGTTCCTTGAAATAATCGCCGAACGAGAAATTCCCCAGCATCTCGAAGAAGGTGTGGTGGCGCGCGGTATAGCCGACATTGTCGAGGTCGTTGTGCTTGCCGCCGGCACGCACGCATTTCTGCGACGAGGTCGCGCGGTTATAGGGGCGTTTTTCGGCGCCGGTGAAGACATTCTTGAACGGCACCATGCCGGCCGAGGTGAACAGCAGGCTCGGATCGTTGCGTGGCACCAGCGGCGCGCTCGGCACGATCTGGTGCCCGGCCCGGGCGAAATAGTTCAGGAATGTCGCGCGGATGTCGTTGCTGGAGATCATGGCTACGGGATTACAGGGGGCGGCGGTTTTCGCCAAGCCGCGCCCCCGGTACATCCCGCCCTCAATCCGCCGCGTCGCTCTCGGCGTCGCCGCTGTCGGCAACCATCAGCGCCTCGGCGATCACCGCCGACTGCTCGCGGATCTTCTTCTCGATCGCATCCGCCATCTTCGGATTGTCGCGCAGGAACTGCTTGGCGTTCTCCCGCCCCTGGCCGATCCGCTGGCTGTCATAGCTGAACCAGGCGCCGGATTTCTCCACCACGCCGGCCTTCACGCCGAGATCGACGAGCTCGCCGGTCTTGCTGATGCCCTCGCCGAACATGATGTCGAATTCGACCTGGCGGAACGGCGGGGCCAGCTTGTTCTTCACCACCTTGACCCGCGTATGGTTGCCGGTGACCTCCTCGCGGTCCTTGATCGAGCCGGTGCGGCGGATTTCCATGCGGATCGAGGCGTAGAATTTCAGCGCGTTGCCACCCGTCGTGGTCTCCGGATTGCCGAACATCACGCCGATCTTCAGCCGGATCTGGTTGAGGAAGATCAGCATCGTGTTGCTGCGCGCGACCGAGCCGGTGATCTTGCGCAGCGCCTGGCTCATCAGCCGCGCGTGCAGGCCGACATGCGTGTCGCCCATCTCGCCCTCGAGCTCCGCGCGCGGCACCAGCGCTGCCACGGAGTCGATCACCAGCACGTCGATCGAGCCGGAGCGCACCAGCGTGTCGGCGATCTCGAGCCCCTGCTCGCCAGTATCGGGCTGCGATATCAGAAGGTTATCGACATCGACGCCGAGCTTGCGGGCATAGGTCGGGTCGAGCGCGTGCTCGGCATCGACGAAGGCGCAGACGCCGCCGCGCTTCTGCGCCTCGGCGATCGCGTGCAAGGCCAGCGTGGTCTTGCCGGAACTCTCCGGCCCGTAGATCTCGATGACGCGCCCGCGCGGCAACCCGCCGATCCCCAGCGCCAGATCGAGCCCGAGAGAGCCTGACGAGATCGTCTCTATGGCCTCAGAGCCGCCCTTGGCGCCCATGCGCATGATCGAGCCCTTGCCGAAGGCCCGCTCGATCTGCGCCATGGCGGCGTCGAGCGCCTTGCTCTTCTCCATATCCGGCTTCCTCACGGTCTGTGTTTCCGAAGCATCCAAAAGCGAATCCACCGCTGTCAAACGAGGTTTTTTACCGGGCGAGGCCACAACCATAACGTGTTTCCTTTGAATTTCTAGTGCGAATCGGATGATAAATCCTGGCATCCAAGGAACAAATTAGCAACAAGTTTGTTAAGGATTTGTTCGTTTTTTGTTCGTCCCCCACCGAAAAACATAAATTTTTAACCAGTCGGCTACAAAGCCCAGCGCCACTCACGCGCGCCGACGACAGACCGACACGTCACCGACACCGCAATCGCGGCGTCTCAACCTCCGGTTAAGTGAACGTTAACTTATTGCACCGGCCGAGTCAAAACCATTTACGCGCCGGCGCGCTCAGGCGACCGCGTCCAGATCGAGCGCATAGCCGGCCGCGCGCACCGTGCGCACGATGTCGGTCTCTCCGGGCCCGTTGATCGCCTTGCGCAGCCGCCGGATATGCACATCCACCGTGCGCGGCTCGACATGGATGTCCCGCCCCCAGACGGCATTCAGCACATCCTCGCGCGAAAACACCCGCTTCGGATGGCGGAGGAAGAATTCCAGCAGCCGGAATTCGGTCGGCCCCAGATGCAGCGTGCGGCCGTTGCGCAGCACGCGGTGCGAGGCCGGGTCGAGCGAAATATCATGGAAATTCAGCTTGATCTTGGTCGGCACCGCGCCGGCGCGGCGCAGCAGCGCGCGGATCCGCGCGATCAGCGATTCCGTCGAAAACGGCTTGGTGATGTAATCGTCGGCGCCGGTGTCCAGCCCGCGCACCGCATCCTGCTCCTCGGCGCGCGCCGTCAGCATGATCACCGGCAGCGTGCGCGTGGCGGGGCGCCGGCGCAGCTGCCGGCACAGCTCGATTCCGGACATCGTCGGCAGCATCCAGTCGAGCAGCAGCAGATCGGGCGGCGCCTCGGTGATCTTCGCCAGCGCCTCGCCGCCATCGCCGGCGTCCTCGACGCGAAATCCCTGTTTCTCCAGATTGTAGCGCAGCAAGGTCACCAGCGGCGCTTCGTCCTCGACGATGAGGATATACGGCTTGTTCGGGTCGCTCATGGTCTATCCGGCGGGACTGGCATGCACATAGGCCGAGGTCTGGTCGCCCTTCGGGCGGAAGTCCGGCAGGTTTTCGCCCGTGATGGCGTAATAGGTCAGCTCGGCGATGTTGGTCGTATGATCGCCGATCCGCTCGAGGTTCTTGGCGACGAACAGCAGATGCGTGCAGGCGGTGATGCTGCGCGCATCCTCCATCATATAGGTGATCAGCTCGCGGAACACGGTGTTGTAGAGATCGTCCACCATCTGGTCGGCGCGCCACACGGCGATCGCCTTGTTGGAGTCCATCTCGCCCAGCGCATCCATGCTGGATTTCAGATTCTGCTGCACCAGGGCCGCCATCTGCCCGAGGCCGGAGAGCGAGAACCCGCTCGCCACCTGGTTGATCACCAGGCTGCGCTTGGCGATGTTGGCGGCGTAATCGCCGACGCGCTCGAGATCGGTGGTCACCTTCAGCGCCTGCACGACCTGGCGCAGGTCATCGGCGACCGGCTGGCGCAGCGCCAGCAGCTGCACCGCGAACTGCTCGATCTTATGTTCCTCTTCATCGATCGCCTGGTCCTGCTCGACGACGCGGTTCGCCAGCGCCGGGTCGCGCTCCAGCAGGGCGGCGGCGGCGTCCGTCACCGCGCGCTCGACCAGACCGCCCATGCCGGCGATCATGTCGCGCAGATGGGACAGATCGGTCTCGAAGCGGGTGACGATATGTTTGGTGTCTTCGGCCATGCTCAGGATTCCTTGATAACGCGGTGTCAGCCGAAGCGCCCGGTGATGTATTCCTGCGTGCGGCGCTCGCGCGGCGCGGTGAAGATCTGGCTGGAGGGGCCGACCTCGACAAGCTCGCCCAGATAGAAAAACGCCACTTGGTCGGCGCAGCGGCCGGCCTGTTGCATGTTGTGCGTGACGATGATGATCGTGAATTCCTTCTTGAGCTCGTCGATCAGCTCCTCGATCTTCAGCGTGCTGATCGGATCGAGCGCGCTGGTCGGCTCATCCAGCAGCAGCACGTCCGGGCGCACCGCGATCGAGCGGGCGATGCACAGGCGCTGCTGCTGCCCGCCGGAGAGCCCAATCGCCGAGCTGTTCAGCCGGTCCTTGACCTCGTCCCACAGGGCGGCGCGGGTCAGCGACCATTCGACGCGCTCATCCAGCTCGGCCTTCGACAGCCGCTCGTGCAGCCGCACGCCGAACACGACGTTTTCATAAATCGATTTTGGAAACGGCGTCGGCTTCTGGAACACCATGCCGACGCGCCGGCGCAGCTGGTTCAGGTTCATGTCCGGGGCGATGATGTTGTCGCCGCCGATCATCACGCTGCCCTCGGCGCGCTGGCCGGGATAGAGGTCGTACATGCGGTTGAGCACGCGC